TTCAATTTTTAATGCATGCGGAGCCGGATGTGCTTCTGCATTTACATCTGCCGGAGGCGGATATGGAGGATTTGGAGGAAATGCCGGAGCCAACGGAGGATCGGGTGGCGGCGGAGGATCAGGTCAAGCCGGAGGATCTGGAAATACACCTCCTGTATCACCTCCTCAAGGAAATTCAGGTGGAGGTTTTCCACCAGGCGGAATTACCGGATCGGGCGGCGGAGGAGCTGGCGGAGCCGGAGGAACAAGATTACAAATTAAAGGCGGAGATGGCGGAGCTGGATCATCAGCATGGCCCGGAGATTGTACAACACGAGGCGGAGGCGGCGGAGCCGGATCTGGACCTCAAGGGGGTTCACCCCCATATGGAGTACCATCTTCACCAGGAGCCGCAGGATCAGGCGGTGGCGGAGCAGGAGCCTTTTTAGGACCCTATCCAAGTTATACCCCTGCTAATTCTGGCGGAGATGGCGGAACAAATCTTGGTGGTGGAGGCGGCGGTGGATTCTCATGCGGAGGTTCTCAACCCGCAGCAGTTGTAGCAGGCGCCGGAGGTTCAGGAGTTGTTATTGTTAAATATCCAGGAGCAGCAGCTGTTGCTTCAGGCGGATGTATTAGTGTGTCAAGTTGTGTAGTGACTCACACCTTTAACTCAAGCTGTAGTTTAGGCGTAACATAATTCTTCGATAAAAAATTGAAGAAAGAAAGGAAAGACGATGTTATTAAACAATTATTATTGGTATTTTAAAGAAATTATTCCTCATCACATCTGTGATAAAATTATTCGTTATGGTTTAGAAAAAAATCATAAGCTTGCCTATGTAGGAGGTGAAGCACCTAAAGCTCCTTTATCAAAAAAGGAAACCAAACAACTTAAAAAAACTCGGGATTCCATGGTGGCTTGGATAGATGATCCCTGGATTTATCATCAAATTCATCCTTTTGTACGAGTAGCTAATCAAAACGCAGGATGGAATTATCAATGGGATTTTTCCGAAGCTTGTCAATTTACTAAGTATGGTCTTAATCAACATTATAATTGGCATTGTGATATGATGCAAAACCCTTATCAACAGGGTCGTGCCAAAGGTCATATTAGAAAATTATCTTTAACTCTTTCTTTATCAGATGCAAACGATTATAAAGGAGGAGAATTGGAATTTGATTTTAAGAATGTCGAAAGTAAAAAATGTAAACCAGTTATTTGTCATGAGATTAAGACGAAAGGATCCATTGTGGTCTTTCCTTCTTATGTATGGCATCGGGTTAGACCGGTTACTGAAGGGATTCGTTATAGTTTAGTCAATTGGAATTTAGGATGGCCTTATAAATGAGCGAACAATTAAATAAAGATATTTATTTTGCAACTCCTGTTTATTGGATGGATAAACCGGAATGGATTAAACCTTTAATTAAATCCACAAATCCTTATATTCAAAAAGCTAAAAAAAATAATCAAGCGTTCATTAAAGAACGTTATAAAAAAACTAAAGACAAAAGTGATCATGGTGTAGTTCATCACTCAACTACATTAATTAATAAATCTGAATTTAAAACTTTCCAAGATTTTATTGCGATGACGTCTGGAAATATTTTAGATGATCAAGGTTATGCTTTAAAAGAATATGAACTCTTTATTACGGAAATGTGGGTACAAGAATTTGCTAAAGCAGGGGGAGGCCATCAACGTCTTCATACCCATTGGAATGGACACATGTCTGGATTTTATTTTTTAAAAGCTAATCCTGAAACTACTTCTCAACCCATGTTTTATGATCCTCGTCCCGGTAAATCTCAAATTGATTTACCTTTAAAAGATGGATCTAAAGTTACGGAAGCTTCTCCGAATATTCAATTTATTGCTAAACCGGGTCGATTAATATTTTTTAATTCTTTTCTTCCTCATTTATATACCGTAGATAATGGATATGAACCGTTTCGGTTTATTCATTTTAACTGTCAGGTATTTCCTAAAGACATATTACGGAAAGGACAATGAGTTTTAAAAAATTAAAATATAAACTGGTGAGAAATGCTATCTCAAAAGAACTGAGTTCTTTTCTTTATCGTTATTTATTAATGAAACGACGAGTAGCTGATCTTTGTTTTAAAACAAAATATTTTTCTCCTTATGAAGAAGATTGGGGATTTTGGAATGATACTCAAGTTCCTAACACCTATGCTATTTATGGGGATATCGCTATGGAAACGTTATTAGATCAAATGACTTCAATCATGGAAAAATATACAGGCTATCAACTTAATCCTACGTATGCTTATACTCGAATCTATAAACATAATGATATTTTAGCCCGACATACGGATCGTTATTCCTGTGAAGTTTCCTCTACGATGAATATTGGAGGAGAGTTGTGGCCTATTTTTTTAGAACCATCGGGGAAAAGAAATCAAAAAGGAAAAAAGATTCTTTTAACTCCTGGAGATTTACTCATTTATTCTGGATGTCATCTAGAACATTGGAGAGAACCCTTTCAAGGAAAAAATTGTGCCCAAGTTTTCTTTCATTATAATGATGCAAAGTTATCGGTAAAGAAAGCGAAAAAATTAAGTCTACAGATGTGTGGGTCTCAGAAGACTCAGACAGCAAACACTAATAAATATGATACTCGTCCATTTTTGGGGTTGCCAGGGTACTTTAAAAATTATAAATTGACAAACAAAAAAGAATAGGTAAATTGAGGTTATGGCACATTTTGCAGAAATTGATCCAAGTACAAAAAGAGTTTTAAGAGTCGTTGTTGTTTCGAATAGCGTTAATACCGACGATGGTCCTTTAGGGGACAATGATATGCACCCTGGTGGAGAAAACTGGTGTGGAAAAAATATTAAATTTGGTGCGATTTGGAAACAAACTTCGTATAATCATAAATTCAGAAAACAATTTGCAGGCGTAGGAATGTTTTATGATGAAGCCAAAGATATGTTCCTTGAACTTCAACCGCATCCTTCATGGACGTTGGATGAAAACAATGATTGGCAGCCTCCCGTTGCTAGACCTACGGGTGCTGATATAGCCGCTAGAACGATTTGGTGGGAAGAAAACAATCAACGTTGGGTCAGTCGTAAATTTGAAGATTTCAATGATGAGGCAGCCGTTTGGAATTGGGATCCTGGCACTTCTACGTGGCAAGCAGCTTAATTCTTCGGGTTGATTAACCCTCCTTTCTATATTATACAGTAAATCTAGGAATTTCTATGTTACAAAAGATAGGTTTTTTACCCGGATTTAACAAACAGGTTACTCCCACAGGAGGCGAATTCCAATGGCAGGGGGGAGCCAATGTTCGTTTTCGTTATGGAACTCCAGAAAAAATAGGGGGTTGGGAACAACTAGGGGATGATACTATGGTTGGAGCTGCTCGGGCTCAACACCATTTAATTAATAATAATGGAACTAAATATTCTATCATTGGTACGAACAGAATTTTATATGCATATAGTGGAGGGGTGTTTTATGATATTCATCCAATCAAATCCACAACAACTGAAACCAATGCATTCACAACGACTAATGGTTCTCCCACAGTCACAATTACCACTTCAACAAATTTAGGATTAACTCAAGGAGATATTGTTCTCTTCAGTGATTTCTCCACCATTACGAATTCAAATTATGATGCGGACGATTTCAATGATAAAAAATTTATGGTGGCTTCGGTGCCAACCCCAACGACATTTACCATTACTATGGATGCTAACGAAGGAGGATCCGGTGCTTCCACATCTGGTGGAATTAAAATTCAAGTATATTATCCCGTGGGCCCTGTGCAACAAGCAGCGGGTCATGGATGGGGAACTGGAAACTGGGCTGGAACAGCCACGCCCGCAGTAACTTCAACGTTAGATGGAGCCATCAATGATGCCGTTACAAGTATTACCTTAGCTGATTCTTCTCAATTTCCAACTGATGTTAGTGGAGGAAGTCCGGGTTATATTTTAATCGGAACAGAAGAAATTAGTTACACCGATAATAATACAACCACAAATGTTTTAAGTGGAGGAGCGAGAGAACAACGAGGAACTTCTAAAGCTTCTCATTCCGATGGTGCAACCGTTACGAATACCACAAGTTATTTTGGATGGGGTGAAGCATCGGGTGCTGACTTTACTATTGATCCAGGCTTATGGGTTATTGATAGTTTTGGTCAAACGGTTCTAGCGATGATTTACAATGGAAAATGTTTTGAATGGGATGCATCTTCGAGCGCAGCTTCTACAACAAGAGCAACCGCTATTACCGGAACACAAGTTCCAACTGCTTCACGACACATGATTGTCTCTACACCTGATCGACATATTGTGTTTCTTGGAACAGAAACCACATTGCAAGATTCAACGAGTCAAGACCCAATGTTTATTCGTTTCTCGACTCAAGAATCATTAACCGAATATACACCGAGTGCAACCAATACCGCTGGCACACAGAGATTGACTGACGGATCACGGATCATGGGATCGTTAAGAGGTC